TCCAAAACCAGCATGCACTTGCTAACGCTCCAATAGGACTGCGAACAAACTCTGTGGCCTCTTCTGCACTCATATCTTCTGCTTTACCAAATTGTGTATAATTATAGCGACCAGTTAACTGAAGAATGCCGCCACCTCGAAAGCGCCAACCATCTCCACTATCTGTATCACCATTATCCATACGACCTGCATAAATTACATTTGCAATCTTCTCAGGTTGCCTATGATAATCTTTTGCATTTCGCCCTGCTCGTTTAAAATACTTTGGAAAAATCTTATCCAGTGCTTCGGCACTGTAATTTAGATTCTCAGTTAGAACGGTATATCCACCTGATTCGTGAGCCGTTTGGGCTATAAACCCTGCAACTCTTTCAACAGTATTGATATTCCATTTGGGCAAAACTCTCTGCATTGCATCATGCCATAAAAGGCCATTAACACGTGGCAATAGTTCTGCGACTTGCTCTACTTTAAAATCAAATTGCATTTAACTTATTCGCTTTTCAACAATGTCCAAGCACCATATACAATGGCTGCCCAGGCTAATAAGTTTACTGGAATAATTGCACTAAAGAAAAGTGTAATAACTCCTACGGCAATTAGAGCGCCGCCATCCCAAGATGTACGTTCGCTTAGTCTATCTTTAATCCATTCAATCATATTGATCTCCTTTTTATATTATATAGTCTATTGTGAGAATCTTCTCACATTGTAATATAGCAGATTCATAGGAATCTCCTAGTGATATTACTATATTATTTATTAGTTTACACTGGAATTATACTTGTGTCAAGTATTTATCAAAGTATTCCGTTGTGCTTTATATGTTGTAAAGATAGTACTTTACCATCTTTATCCACAATTATTTCACCATCTATACTTCCAGCCATCTTCTTTTTACCATTTTTTGATATGAATAGTGTTGGCTTTATTTCAATTCCATCTAAAGAACGTTTAAGGTTTAATGGCTTTTGTACCTTTGTTGCTGGTTTAAATCCCATAATTACTTACCTTGTCCTTTATATTTTTTATAAGAACGTTTTTTGCTTTTGTTCATAGAACTGAATTTTGTTCGTGAATGTGTGTTTCCTATACTTGTCTTTTTTGGTTGTGATTCGTGTGCTATAAAATTTTTGTATAATTTCATAACCCTCCATCGTTAATATTACTAATGTAATCTTTTTTGATAGTTATTTATCATTCATGTTCGCCACCGTTACCGCGACCATATCCACCAAAATATTGTGGCTTACGTTTGGCAGTTTCAAATGTTGCTACTGTAATTGCAATTGCACCAAGCAATAGTGTGTGTAGCATCATACTAAACACTCCTGCCCACATGCTACCTACAATAATAGCAAATACAATACACCACATCCATGCTAATACTTGCATAATCATGTGCCGTGTGCTGAAATCTGGAATGTTACATAGTGGATTCTTTTCATGATCCATAACTACGTTCCAACTGTTGTAAATAAATTCTCTCATTGATATTACCTTTCTAAATATTACCTTTGTTGGATAATGTGCGTCCACATCATCTCTATATTCAATAGCATCAAGTACATTGTGAAATTCTTGTGATATTTTTTTATCTTTAAACCATGCTGTTACTTTATACATTGACTATCCTTTTATTGGCTGGAAAGATAGGATTCGAACCTATAATCTTTTGTACCAAAAACAACTGCATTACCGTTATGCTACTTTCCATTCCTTTTTCTTTCTTGGTACTCCCGACAGGATTCGAACCTGTGATCGACCCGTTATGAGCGGGTGGCATTAGACCGCTATGCTACAAGAGTATATTTGGCATAGGTGCAAGGATTTGAACCCTGACTTTTGGATTTGGAATCCAACGTGCTACCATTAACACTACACCTATATATTTGGTACTCGCACCCGGACTCGAACCGGGACGCCATATGGCCACAGATTTTAAGTCTGTTATGTCTACCAATTCCATCATGCGAGCATTGGCGTCCCCTGAAGGATTCGAACCCTCGACCTACGGCTTAGAAGGCCGTTGCTCTATCCAGCTGAGCTAAGGAGACCAAAACTGTTTAAATTTGTATTGGTTCCTCTGCTGTAATTAAATACATTTTTTGGAGTATTGCATCTAGATTTGATGCAGTTAGATATCCAGCGACTGTGTCGCCTTCTGTTGTGATACCTGGGAGTTCACATAGTTTTTCTTCTTCTGTTCCCCAGTCTTTAAACACACCTACTTCGTACATGCCTGATTTGCCACCATATGACATGTCATTACAGATTATGCTTAGTTTATATTTGCCAAAGTCAATAATTGCCTGCTTACCATTTACGTGAGGCTTACCTTGGTCTAACATTTTTATGTCTTTGAATCGCATTTTACTTCTCTATTGCGTCTAGTTGTTTTTCAAGTTCTGTTATATATTGTTCGAGCGTACTAATTGTAGTATAAAGGTGTCCAGTAGCACTTGGCTTGATACGGCTTTTGAACACCTCTATTAATTCTTGTGATACTTCAATTTTATTAGTTATCTCGCTAAACTCTGTCATTATTTAAAAAATTTCTCAAATTCTTCAGTTGCTTTTGCTTTTGCTTTACTTTGTTGCTTCACCTGTTCTTCATTATACATAGGCGATTTAACAGTATTCACATAATCAATTTCTTCCAAAATTTCAATACGTTCCTTAACTTTTTTCAGTGCCATACGGATCTCTTGGCTGTTTTCTTCTCTGTTCATTTCATCTTTGATGATTTCCACAATTTGTCTACTACTAATCATATCCGCTCTTCCTTGTTTTAGTGTTATTAGTATAACACAATAGTCACATTACTGTCAACTATTTTTTATCTTATATATACTGTTTAGTTGTTATGCTAAATCGTAATATACTATGTTTATGAAATTGACTATTTCCAACAACAATGCATACATTATACGATAAACGGATATCTAAGTCAATACCTTTTTTACAGAATTGTAAAATTATTTTGGCGGACCCGAAGAGATTCGAACTCCTGGCCTTTGGTTCCGCAAACCAACGCTCTATCCAACTGAGCTACGGGTCCGTATTATCTATATTATAACATTTATTATGATTTGTCGACCATAAAAAAAGGCCGCATTAAGCGACCTTTTTAACCTACTTTTGTTAAATTTAAAACTTAACTGTAAGTCCTACACTAACTTCTTTGTCCGTAGATTTCCAATCACTGTTAAGTGAATTAGTTAATTTAGCGTTCAATGAAGTAGAAGTAGTCAACGCAACTTTTGTACCAAAAGTCATTGTTGGATTTACTTTATCAATGCTTGTGAAGTCACCTTCAACTGACTTTAATAAGTAATTTACTTCAGCATATGGGCTAATGATACCTAGGTCCATTTTACCACCTAATGTTGGAGTAAAGTGCATTTCTGATTTAGTAAACGTATCACCCCAATTGTATTCAACTTCGCCATCAACGTATGTTCCTACAGGACCTACGTTTATGATGTCCATAGTTCTTCCAGCAGATAGGCTATAATCACGGTTAGTTCCGTTATCACTTACTCCTGCTCCAAGATCTAGACTTCTGCCCATTGTATAAACATCAATTGATCTAGATGTATCGTTTGTTGACAATGAAATACCCATAGTTGCCGATTCAGCCGCCATTGATATTGATGTGTTGTCATAGTCGTCGGCCTGTGCCGCGCCAGTTAAAGCGACAACTAATGCCGCTGTAATTATAGTCTTCTTCATAGTTTTTCCTATTATTTTTATTTTTATACTAAAATATATTAATTATAATCTAGTTGTAAGTTGATTCTGTTGCCAGGCTCAACTTACAAAACCCCTACGTGCTTAAAACTAAGCCGCTAATGCCATTTCTGGCTCATAATTTGCGTTTGCAATTATAAATTTTCTTCGCGATAACGGTGCTTAGATCCCGATAACTCCGCTTACCTACTAACCTTCCAGTCGAACCTGTTTCAGCCCCATCATAAGCACACCCAAGCAGTGATTCAATATCTCATCTAGATGTGTTTATGGTGGAGCTGCTCGGTACTGCCCCGAGGTCCTGAAATGCGTTGAGTCAAGTTTCAACGTTACATGTTATTTATGATAACACAAAACTAAGTTATGTCAACCGGTTTTGCGTTTATTTTTTGTTTTTTATCGCCGTAATCTCTTACTGCGGCTTTAATGGCATCTTCTGCCAATACGCTACAGTGAATTTTTACTGGTGGTAATGCTAGTTCTTCAACAATTGTTGTATTTTTAATTTCTTGTGCTTCGTCTAGTGTCATACCTTTAAGCATAGTTGTTACCATACTTGAACTAGCAATTGCACTTCCACAACCATATGTTTTAAACTTTGCATCTTCTATGATGCCATTGTCATCTACTTTTATTTGTAAACGCATTACATCTCCACATGCAGGTGCACCTACCATACCAGTTCCGATATTCTCTTCATTGGGGTCAAATTTACCTACATTTCTTGGATTATTGTAATGGTCTAGCACTTTTTCGCTATATGCCATAGTTTCTTCCTATATGAAATACTATTTATCTAACTTATACTCAAAATTCTGAGTAGTTGCATTATGTTGTATTAATTTAGCACCGTTGCTTATATGAAAATGTGTTGCCATTGGTGTTAATGGAGATAATGTAACTATTCGTTCAATGTTTGTTTTTTCTTTTATATGCTCTTTTAGTTTTGCTACAATTTCTTTACCAGCGCCACGTTTACGTGACCATACTGTGTACGCAACTGCAATATTGGCATTGTCACGCAAATATGCGTTTTGACTAATTAAATCAAGTTCTCGTTCACTTTGTGGTAAGTCATTACAAAATGCTACACATATAATACCTTCTATATCATTTTTGTATTTTAGTCCAAAGATTTTTCTACCATAACTTGTTCTAAACTCTACATCTAGTTCAGGTCTTACTGGATCTTCATTTACATCAATGTCAGTTAACTCTACTAATTCGCTAGAGTTAACCCATCTAAAAAAATTATCAATAGACGATTTAAATACTTTCAACAATTACTCCTGTAGAGATGCAAACACATTATCAGGTGAAGTTTCACCATATGGATCTGGATCTGAATCTATTGCTTTTCCTGGCTCTACAAACATTTTTGTAATAGTTCCGTTATCAACAATCATTGCATAACGCCAACTACGAATACCAAAGCCGCGATTATTAAATGTGACATCCATGTCCATGCCTTTAGTAAAATCGCCGTTGCCATCTGGAATAATTTTAACATTTTTTAAGTTTTGTGAGTCACGCCATGCATTCATTACAAATGCATCGTTAACACTAATACAATAAATATCATCTACACCCTTATCATAAAACTTTTGTGCATCTTGTTCAAATCCTGGCAATTGGAACGTGCTACATGTTGGTGTAAACGCACCTGGCAAACTAAACACAATAACTTTCTTGTTATTAAAAATTTCACCAGTTGTTAACTCTGCCCACGTTGATGGTACAATTTCACAAGCATTTCCTTCTGCTGTAGGATCTGGTACTCGTACCATAAATGTTACTGCTGGTACATTACTGTTTTCATTACTCATTGGTAACTCCTTTCATTTCAATAGTGTAATTATAGTATATTATTGTCTGTTTGTCAACAATTTTTGTCAATTTTAAATAAATAGTTATAGTATGTTAGAACAACAAGCATTAGAAATTTCACAGCTTTTAGAGCCATTAATTGGGTTAGGTGTTACCGCGATCATAGTTCTATGGTTTAAAGAACTAGTAGGTGATTTTGTAGCAAGTATACGTTGGAAAATGAAACCTGGGTTTGAGCCGGGTGACGAAGTATATCTTGACGGTGAAAGAGCTACTATTATTAATATAGGCATGCGAGAAACTATATTTGAAATTGATAACGGCAGAGGTAAAGTATGGAGATACATTTACAATACACGCATACCTACACATAGACTAGAAAAACTAGTTAACGATCCAAAGGTTAAAAAATAATGAACAAACAAATAAACTGGAAATTAGCAGAACTATGTATTGATATATCAAAAGTAGTATATGGCGAAAAACCAGAGGTAGTTAAATTCCTAAAAGATAATAAAATAAAACATTCAAGTGTTAAATTCTTTGAAAAAGAAAATGCACAAGGTTATGGCATTGTTATGCATGACTATGTGATCGTTGCTTTTAGAGGCACTGAAGGCGCTCAAATAGGCGACTTAATAGCAGATATTAAGGCTTGGCCAGCAGGTGCTGATACAACAGGTACAGTACATTCTGGATTTAAAACTGAACTAGATAAACTATATCCTGAAATTATTAAGTGGTTAGGTAAAAAACTAACTACTAAAAAAATAGTAATTACTGGACATAGTTTAGGAGCTGCAATGGCAACTATATGTGCTAGTAGATTTCACCAATTGGGTGCAGATTTAGAATTATATACATATGGATCACCAAAAGTAGGTGATAGAACATGGGGCGAACAGTTTAAAGATATTGCGGCATATCGTTTTGTTAACAATAATGATCTTGTTACTAGAGTTCCATTCTTTGGATATTACAAACATGTAGGGCAAATACAATATATTACATATGATGTACATATTAAAACCAAAGTAACATGGTGGCAACGATTTAAAGATAGAATGAAAGGAACTGGTAAAGCATTTAGTAAGTTTCAGTTCTTTGATGGATTATATGACCACTTTGGAAATCAATATATTAAGAAAATTAAGACTCGTAAATAACTTGCGTTGGATCGTTTCCACGTATCCATGTTCCATCTAAACGTTTTATAACACATTTATTTGCAAACTTTTTAACAGTTAATTCTAACTGTTCATCACTTCCAACAAGGTCAGCTTTTACAATATCATAACAAGGTGTTTTGTTTTTATCAAATGCAAGCATAATCATATGCTCAAGTCCATTATGTCGCCAGTTATAACCTATACGTGAATCTTCACCTTTTACAAATCCATCATAACGTATAATATCCCAAAATACAAACTTAACATTTTCTGGGTCTGCTTCTAATACTTTTTGATTGTCAGTTTCTACAATAGTTATTCCATTTGCCACAACTGCATGGCCATCAAATACTGTGCTATTGTTTTGTGCTAAATTAATAAACTGCTCATCGTACATATTCCAACCTTCAATATTGTTACCTTCTTTATCTTTGTAACTAACTAATCCTTTATGAACAATTACATTAACTCGTAGACCTCTACTGATTGGTTGTACTGCTGCTGGATATTTGTGAAATGTTTTATAATCTGCTACTGTTGGTGTACTTAGTGGATACACCATAATTAATCCAGGCCATACTTTGTTAATTGTTTCAGGCTCTAGTCCTAGATCTAAATCTTGTCTTAACAAACTAACAAATAGTGCAGCATCACGTTCGTCTATATGATTCATTGCCATTTGACAAGAAAAGTTCTTTTCTCTTTCATCATATTTTTCATCAATAATATCTGTTAAAATATGTAAGAACTTAGTTAGTCCCATACCAAACTGCTTACCCATGCGTCTTGGAGTGAAATCTTGCATTTCAAAATCTATCCATGGATTATATGCAATAGTAATTATTCGTTTAAATATAGGTTCTTTTCGATACGTCTGCAAGAGTTCTAGTTTATCAACTTGTGTGTCAAAACTCTGCAAACGTGTTATTAATTCTGATAATAGATGTACTTTACTCATACAGCTATTTATACGATTAAAACTCTACTTATTAATAAAGTCTAATTCTTCTTCAGTATAAGGCCACATTTAGTATGTCTTTCTATAAACTTTTTCGCCACGTGCTACTGATCTAATATCGCCTCTGCATAATCCAATATCATTCAATTCAAAATCAGTTAAATCTGATAATGCCTTTTCAGTTTGTTTTCTACTTTGAGTGCGACTATATGCACGTTTTAACCAGCCTAATTTGTTTGTTATAGTATTAATCATTTTTATTATCCATGTATAAACTTTTTGCTTCTTCATGAAACCCATCACGATGTAACTGTGCAGCCGCTCTTGCACGTCCACATGATTCACCAAATGCCCAAAGTGCCAATAGCACTGTTAGAGTTGCGTTTTTAATCTTTTCACAAACTTCGCATGTTTGTTTATATATTAATGTTGTTGTCATTTTATTGTTACCTTCTTTGTATGCCAAGACTTTGGTGCTTGGCCATCATGTTCTAACATATAGGTGTAGGCATATAGCCAATCATTACCATATTCAGTTTTTGCATATGTCATAAGGTTTTTGCTATAGGCCACACTTCGACGGTGCCCGTTGAACAACCTTGACCATGCATTAAAAAATGTCGTAGTCATTTTATTCTCCGTTTATATTTTATGTGGATGTTTTTGGGAAAGCATCCGTTTTGCCAGTCTCTCCTGGCTGCTACCACGATACCTCATAATGTATCGCTTGTAAGGCATGGGTTATGCCCTGGTCTTTCCCAGAGTCAGTTAGCGTGGCACTAACTGCCGCTCTTTTTTTCTGAGCCGAGGTCGCTCTATACTACTTTGTATATGAAAATAATAACACAACGTTGTGCTATTCTTAATACACTTTTATTTATCTAAGATAAATGTTTTTAGCCGTTTTATTTATGCAATTCCGATCTGCATTACAAACATAGCTTAAATTTTTGTTGTTGTACTTTCGTATGTACGATTAAATTGATTATTAACACGAACGAATGTTGTACACTTGCTCAATTGTTTTAATTTCATTGCACCTGCATATGTACAAGTACTACGCAACCCACCTAAGATTGCTTGTATGGTGTGCTGTACTGCACCTCTGTATGGAACTAGTACTTCTCGTCCTTCGCTTGCACGATAGTCTTTTAGTCCTCCAAAGTGTTTTGTATTTGCTGCATCACTACTCATTCCGTAAAAAGCCACAAACTGTTTTTGTTCAAGTAAAGGTTTTTCTGCTGTGAGCCATTCATTAGTTGCATACATCTTACTAATAACTTCGCCGCCACCTTGATCGTGTCCTGCAAGCATACCGCCTAGCATTACATAATCGGCACCGCCAGCAAATGCTTTAGCCACATCACCACTAGAGTTACAGCCCCCATCAGCAATAATATGTCCACCAAGTCCATGTGCCGCATCTGCACATTCAATGACTGCACTAAGTTGCGGATACCC